GCGTTATCGTCATTGACAGGTTATGTGTTTGCAGGCACACAAAAGGTTTTGTTGAATTATGTTCTTGCGGCAGGAAGCACGACTGGCAATACGCAGTTAACGAAAGCAGATATTACTGCGACGTTTGACGTTGTTGTAACAGGTGTTTACCTGAAGTGAGTATTCCTCTCCAAGTCCAACTGTTCGATGCTTTCCTGGGGAGCCAGGAAGGGATACACTCGATTATCCTCCCAGATATCTTCTCGTCTGGCGGGAGTCAGAATGTGTTTATCGATAAATTCGCCCGAGTGACCCAGATTAATGGGTATACCAGGCAGAACTCGTCAGCTTTCACTACGGACACTGGGGCAAGTGCAGCGATGGTTAGGGGACTTATCCCCTACCGAGGTACGTCTGGTGGGTCTATCACCAGGAAGCTGCTCATTGTGCTGGATGACCAGGTGAATGAGTGGGAGATCCACTCAAGCACCGATTCAGGAGCAACTAAGTCGTTCTTGTATGATGCTGGTTCAGGCTCTGTTGGGATGATTCCTGATGCAGCACAGCTCAACGATAACCTGTATATCACGAACGGGAAGGTTCAGCCCAGAATCTATAATGGTGCAACTGTTGCTGCCACGGGGCTTACCCAGTCTCCAACTATCACAGCCACAGAGTCAGCCACGTCAGGGAACCTGCTTGGGAACTATCAATACAAGCTAGTGAGCACCATCGCGGGTATTCGTCAGAATGGGTCAGTAGCCTCCACAAGCGTGCTACTCACGAACAAGCAGATGACCCTGGCATGGAGTCAGGATGCCAATACTAGCGTAGATGGCTATGAAATCTACCGCACGACTGGCACGGGTACTACCTACTACTACCTGACCTCCATCGATGGTCGGGCTGTGGTAGCTTACACAGACAACATCAGCGACCTGACGCTGCTTGAGAATCGTGTGCTTGAGGAGCACGGGGATGCCCCTCCAGTAAGTTACTTCTGTGAACCACACAAAACTCGCATGTGGTGGCTCCGCACAGATACTTACCCGACTAGAGGATACTGGAGTGACCCTAGCGCGCCTGAATCAGTCTACAATCAGTCTTACCTAGACTTCTCAGATGCTGAAACGGTTGGGGACCAGATTACTGGCGGGTTTGGAAATTATGAAGGCCTGCTGGTAGTGTTCACGGAGAAGGCTGTCTGGACAGTCTCGGGCACTGGTGCAATTATTGGGGACATTGTTGACTGGACCAAAACCCGAACGAACTGCCAAGTAGGAGCAACTACGCACCGGAGTGCGGTTAGAATCCCGGCTGGGAGTAAGTACTCAGACCAAACTGGGCAGATCCAAACCACCAAGACGAACTCTATCGCATTCTTCACCCCTCTTGGGGATATCAGGTTGTTTGACGGTGAGAATGACATCATCATCTCTCACCCTCTCAAGGATTCTCTCTCATCCTTTAACTACGCACAACGGACGAAGATCTGGGCGGTGCATGACAGTGCCAATAATCAAATTATTTGGGTCTACCCATCAGGATCTGCTTCCGAACCTGATACTGCCGCAGTCTGGAACTATAAGTTTGGGGTCTGGTATAAGTGGACGCCTATGCCCTTTGGACACGGGTGTGAGTTGGATACCTCTTCCGACCCTAACCTGCTTCTTGTGGGCCAAGCATCAACCACAACTGGAGCTTTCATATACAAGTTCCTCGATGGTAACTCATTCGACGGATCAAATATAGATGCCAAGTGGATGACCAAGGCGCTGTATGGAGTGAATGAGCAGGGTCAGCCAGCTCTAAGTAACAGGAAGAGATGGAGATGGCTTGACCTCCTATTCCGAGTCAATGAGAATGTAACACTCACTGTGGAGTGGTTGTCTGGGGATAGTCCTGACACAGCAGCAGCCACCGGGTCTACTACTGTCAGTCCGGCGTCTAGTTTTCTTGTGACTTCTGATGGCTCGACTATTGTGACGGCAGATGGGTCAACTATCATTCTAGCTAAGCAGTCAGCCCAAGCTAAGGCATTGTTACACTCCTCAACTGGTGACTACATGCACAACGAAGGTATCAGGTTGAGAGTTGGCACCAATGGTACGAATGGTGCATGGGCGCTAGAGGCTATGGAGCTTGCATATCAGATTCTCCCCGGCCTAGGTAGGAGGGACCAGTAATGCCAATCATGCGTAAGCCCGTTGGGAGTGCTGATGTATTTGGGGATAATTTCCTAACCAGACTCTTCCCCGGCAACGTCCCTGACCCGACTGAGGTCATGGGTGGTGGAATGATGGCGGCGGCGGGAGATGAAATCTCTGGCCCGCTGGCTAAGATGATAGAGAAGCTCAAGTCCATGCTTGGTGAGTCTGCACCAGCTAACGTGGGGGACTCTATCCTGCGTAATCATTCCATAGACAGTAGGGTGTCAGGGTTAGAACCTCCAGCCCGGACAGGCTTACCTGGCAAAGGGGCTGGTGAACTCCAGGATGATGCCTACAATCGAATCATGGAAGCTAAGGGGAGGACTACCCCAGAACTTCGCAAGCCCGGTGCTGAGCCTGAGAGTGGCGAGTTCCAGAAGTTCCTCGATGTGCTGAAGAACCGGAAGCAGGGACAGTGAGTAATAACCTAACAGTTCAATCACCTGAGTTTGAGCGCATTGTGAAGGAAGCTGGCAAGTTCACCTCCGACGCTATGAGCACGCTTTGGTATGCCCTGATTGACCTCAAACGTTCCCAGCGGGTTGACACCAGACGGGCACAGGACCTGCTTGAGCCTAGGGTTATCGAGGTCAACGCAGCGGCTTCAGTCAACGACCTTGACCTACAAGGCTGTAGTGTGGTACTATTTACAGGGACCACCGCTCAGAACTTCACTGGTATGAGGGCACCTGAGACCGGAAGGTCAAGGGTTGTGCTCATCTACGTGTTTGGGTCTGGCACTATCACAGCCAAACAGACAGTTACCTCAGACACAGGAAACCAACTCGACAATAAGACTGCCGCCGATACAGCGTTTGCCACCAGAGGTGGAGCGGTGTATTGTTACCTATCTAACAAGTGGCGTCAGGTGGTGTGAATATGCCAGTTACACGTAGAAACCCACAGATCCCAGACTATAGTTCTCAGGCAGCTACTCAAGCCTCTAATATGGCTGTCCCTCGACCAGACTACAACGGTGGGCCTCTAGAGCCTTGGATGGCAAATGAGGTTAAAACCAATCCTCAGTATAGCTTGCCTAGAGGTTATAAGGTCGATGATAATGGAAATGTCACCCGAGATACTCACTCGGCGTTGGATGATATTATCATGAAGTATCTGCCAGCAGCCGGGTTTGGAATTGCTGGTGGGGCTGCTCTAGGTGGGGGTGGAGGAGCTACAGGAAGTGGCGAAGTAGCGGCTGAAGGATCTGGACTCCCGACTGCTGGGGCGATTGGTGGAGACTTCGGGGGAGAGACTGCTAGTAGTGGTGGTGGGTTACTTGGTGGGCTTGGAAAGATTGGAAGTAGCTTGTTCGGAGGTCGAAAGCTTGACCCAACATCCCTCTTGCTGGGTGGGTTGTCCCTGTTTGGGGGTAAAGACCCCATGCAGCGTGAGTCCTTTGTAGGCACCGGGGCTGACCCAGTTAATACCCTTAGTGAAGGCCTGGCTAGCCTGAAACGCCTAGCTGCCTCTATCGGTAACTATCAGCCTACTCAGAGCAACCTCGGACCTGGCACGCCAGCTTATGTGCCGTCCTCAGGTCTCCAAGTAGGCGGTGGCCTAGCCACTAGCCCAGAAATGAAAGCCATGCTTGCAGGACCTCCTGCACCAGTTGGAGACCCCTTTAGCCTAGGCCAGGCTCAAACACCATCTACAGGCCGTCGGAGGCCAGTCTAATGCCAGCAGTACGACGCAATCCGTATGACACCACGGCGAGTACGGAGTATTTTGCCCCTGAGAATAACATCCCTTATGAGGGAGATGGCTCAAGTGGGTCAGGTAATCCTTGGTCTGAGGAAGGACCTAATACCCCTAAAGAGTTTCCGTATCCTGCACCACCGGCAGAGCCTCCTCCTTCAGCTTTTGACCCTTACCAGCAAGTCGGTCACAATGGCACTATTAACGGCCTAAATCGAGAGCAGTGGCGAGATGCTTGGCAGAGCTCTGGAATTAGTAATATCGCTGACATGAAAAACTGGATGTCCCAGCACGGCGGTAAGGTGCTTGCAGACAACGGTATGACCCTCACCCCGTTTGGTGAGACAATGGATATTCTTCAGGGAGCTAAAACCGGACACGGTACTCCTTCTTGGGGTG